TTCCACAACTCACGCTTCAACGCATGGCGTTTCGGGTTCTGATCCTGTAACGATTGCTTCAAGTCAGGTGACTGGTCTTGCAACGTCGGCAACGACTGACACGACTAATGCTTCCAACATTACGTCTGGCACGTTGCCGAATGCTCGCTTGTCGTCTGTTCCGAATACTGCGCTTGCTAATTCAAGTGTGACGGTGAACGGCTCAACGATTGCTCTTGGCGGTTCGGCGACTGTTACTGCCACGCCAACTAACGGCACTGTGACGGATGCCAAAATTGACTCGGCTGGTTTGGCACAGTCGTCTTTGAACGGTGTTGCTATTACCGTATGGGCGGGATCAACTTCATACACTAAGGGCGCGTTGGTTGAATATTTGGGTGTGGCTTATCGCCGTATTTCGACTGGCACATCTGGTTCATCTTTTGATGCAACTGAACAAACATTTTGGCAACAGGTCAGCCCAACACCAACAACGTCAGGTGCGGCTGATTCTTTGGTGGCAACAAATGCCAGTGGCAACATTGTGAACATGGGCAACGCCACCGGCACTTCTTTGACTGTCACTGGAAACGTCACTGGCAACAATGGTGCTTTCACTACTGGGTTCAGTGTTGGTTCAGGATCACTGTATGGCAATTTGACACCACCTAGTACCACCTCTACACGTTCTAACAAATTGCCAAACACGTCAGGCACATTGGTTGGCACAGGCGACACTGGCACTGTGACTTCAACAATGATTCTGAACGGCACAATTTTGAATGAGGACATAAATACGTCCGCAAACATAGATGTGTTCAAAGTAAATGGCACAGCCGTAACACTCAATGGGCAACGTAACGCTACTTTGGCATCTGCAGGATACGACATTATTGACCGAAGAATAGTCGCTACATCAGTTTCTTTGACAAACCAAATAATGCGCGTTGTTTATTTTGTTGCACCATACGCCATGACTGTTTCAAAAATAATAGTCCATACAGTTACCGCTTACAGTGTAACAAGTGGCACGCCAACATTTTACGGCGGTATTGCAACCTTAGATGACCCAAGCACCCCGACTACTATTACACCAATAGCCGTTGGAACATTCTTAAATCAGTTGGGTAACAACGGCTTCTCTAGTGTCGCTACAACTGCATCATCTAATACAGCGACATTTACATCTCAAAGTTTGACGGCTGGAGTTACTTATGCCGCTTTTATTATGGGAATAAATGGCTCAACAGGTTTTTCTGTGGCAGCGCAAGCACCAGCAGCGGCAAGCGCAGGGTTTATTTACAATTTGCCTCCTTACCTAGTTGCTGGAACCGCTGCTCTCGGCTCGTCTTATGTGCCAACAGTAGGAACAGGAGTCACAGTTACTAATAACACATCTGGAATGTTTCACGCAAGGATAAGCGCGTAATGGCGTGCCGTTCTGGTTGTCCAACGCAGAACTGTGAATCGTACGCCATGTGTCTACAATCAGCTAACATTGGCATAGACAAAACCTCATTAAAGGTGAAGTGATATGGGATTATTTAACGGCCGAAAGGTTGAACCACAAACATCTGTTAAAGCACAGGTTTACCCATACACGCCAACAGGCTTTGGGACTGTTGTTTTACCTTATGAGGCTTCAGGGTTTACTTATGTGACCCGTGAACAGGCTATGAGTGTTCCAGCGGTTGCCCGGGCCAGAAACATTATCGCTGGCACAATCGGATCACTACCGCTGCAGGAATACAACTCGCAGGACATTCAGATCACGAGCCGTAAGGTCATTGACCAACCTGACCCCGCTGTGCCCCGTACGGTAACAATCACATGGCTAGTTGATGATTTGATGTTCAACGGGGTCGCCTATTTACAGATTTTGGATGTGTCCCCAGCTGATGGGCGACCATACAAAATGCGTCGCATCAACCCGACCCGCGTAACATACAACCTTTCACAGGACCGTACGCTTATCGAGTCATACAATATCGATGGGCAACTCTTACCAAATGACGGTTTAGGTTCGCTTATTGTTTTTCAGGGACTGGATGAAGGTATTTTGCAACGTGCCGGCCGTACCCTAAAAACAGCCATTGAACTGGAATCAGCCGCATACCGCATGGCATCAGAGCCAGTCCCACAAATGGTGCTCAACAATGAGGGCATGAACCTCGATCCTGACTCCGTAGCCAATTTGCTTTCAGCGTTCAAAACAGCCCGCCGTGACCGTTCAACCGCATACACTGAGGGCCCAATTAAACTTCAAACATTAGGTTTTGATTCAGCGCAAATGCAACTTACTGAGGGTAGATCACATTCCAATGGTGAAATTGCCCGACTTATGGGAATCCCAGCCGATTATGTTGGTGCTGAACAACACTCAATGACTTATTCAAACCAATTAGATAAACGTCGTGAGCTCGTAGATTTTGGTTTACGACCTTACCTGTCAGTAATTGAGGCACGTTTATCAATGGATGATGTAACCCCACGTGGACAATACGTGTGCTTTGACATGGATGACTTTTTACGTGGCAACCCGTCTGAGCAGTCAGATATTGCTATTAAACTATTAACCGCTGGTATCATTACAGTAGATGAGGCACGTGACCTCGTTGATTTGGCTCCCTCCACACCTATCGGGGGGATGCCTAATGGCGGAACTGGAACTAACGTTTAGCGCACCTAGCGTTACAGCCAATCAGAGCGCCCGCACCATCACTGGTCAAATTGTTCCATTTGGTGAAATAGGCCACACATCCATTGGACCTGTCATGTTTGATGCTGCGGCTTTTTCCAACATTGACCCGGCATCCGTCAAATTATTGCTCCAACATGACACCACACGACCTATTGGAAAAATGGCTGACTTTACTGCCACACCAAAGGGTATTAATGCGACATTCAAAATTGCCTCAACAACTGCGGGCACAGATAGCCTCCTCGAGGCCTCAGATGGCCTTAGAGAGGGTTTAAGTGTTGGTGCGCAGATTATTGACAGCGTACAAAAAAAAGATTTCCTGCTCGTTTTACAGGCATCTTTAAAAGAAGTTTCGCTGGTCACTGATCCAGCGTTTGACTCTGCCAGAGTCGCACAGGTAGCAGCATCCGCTGATACTGATGAAACCCCACAACAATCTGAGGAGATTGAAGTGTCTGAAACCCCAGACGTAACCCCAGAGGTTACAGAGGAAGTGGATGTTGTTGCACCTGTGGAGGCCGCTCGTGTGGTCGCTAGTGCTCCAATTTTCACCGCTCCACGTTCGCCGATTAACTCGGCCGCTAGTTACCTCGAGCACAGTGTTAAGGCTGCTCAGGGTGACGACCAGTCCCGCCAATGGGTTCGTGCAGCTGATGACAGCACCAGCACGAACACCGGTTTGACCCTGCCACAGCACATGAATGAGTTTGTTACCAGCACATTTGGTGGCCGACCAGCTGTTGATGCTGTAACCCGTGAGTCACTGCCAACCTCTGGCATGTCTTTCACCATTCCAAAGATTGGTACCGCTCCAACTGTTGCTGAAACCGCTGAAACAGCTGCACCATCTGAAACTGGCATGACCTCTACCTACTTAACGGTTGATGTTAAGAAGTACAGCGGTTACAACGAAGTTTCGTTCGAACTGTTGGACCGTTCATCGCCAGTGTTCTACAACGAACTCGTGCGTGAACTCGGACGTGCTTACGCTAAGGCCACGGACAATGCTGTTATTGCAGCGCTAACTTCATCGGGTACTGCTAGCACCGCAATCACTACCGCTAACGCGGCAGGTTTGCAGTCGTTCATCGCTACCGAAAGTGCAGCCGCATTTAAGGGAACATCAGAGTACGCACAAAACCTCGTTGCTAGCACCGACTGGTGGAGCGGCATCATGGGCTTTGCTGATAGCTCAGGCCGTGCGCTTTACACAGCGAATAACCCACTAAACAACTCGGGCGCTGTATCAGGCCAGAGCATTGTTGGTCAGGTACTCGGAACAAACCTTTACGTTGATCCAAACATCACCGTAAGTGGCCTCATCGATGAGTCAGCATTCCTCATCGTGCCGGGAGCTGTTTCGTTCTACGAAACCCCACAAACCCGTTTGCAGGTAAACCTCCTGTCCACTGGTCAGGTTGGTATCAACATTTACGGTTACGCCGCAATCGCGGTTAAGAAGCCTACGGGCGTTCGCCGTTTCAACATCGCCTAATAAGCGTTTTTAGGGTGGGGCTGGCTTAGGCTGGCCCCACCATAATCAAAGACAGGATAAGTAATGGCATACATCACACTCGATGAATTGAAAACGGCATTGGGCGTTGGTGACCTATACCCTGACGATCAACTAAACAATATCATCAGTGTCGCCACTAATGTTTTGAAACCATTATTGGACGACTCCACAGTGGGGATCAGCAACACGTATGTGGACTCAGGCAAAATCTTTTTTTACACAATTCGCCGCCATTCGTTTAATGTTGGCGATAGCGTGGCTGTATCAGGAACAAACTACAACGCCACCTACACGGTCACAGACCGAACAGGATTCACTTTTACCGCCGCAACAACTAGCACAGAATCAGCACGAACACGGTTTTACAAACCAATGGCTACAGCGACATCCAGCACCAACTACACGTATAGTGATGTGCCAGAGGTGCGGTCAGCTGCATTAATGATTGCTATGGATGTTTTCAATGCACAAACTGTTCCCGGTGGTCAGGCACAGGGCGTAGATTTTCAGCCCGGCCCTTACATGATGGGACGATCATTAGCGACCCGCGTTTCAGGCCTTATCAGCCGTTTACGTGACCCGAACGGAATGATTGGATGAGTGCTTTTAGTGAGTCCAGAAAAGCGCTCGCAGAATCGTTGGAGGGTATCGGCTACCTCGTCTACCCCTATCCTGCCGAAACGATGCAGGTGCCCTCGATTGTGTTGGTGCCAAATTCGCCATACCTCGAACCCATCACAATCAGTCGAAACGTTTTTCAACAAAATTTCAAAGTGACACTCATGGTTGCCATGAACGACAATCAGGCCGCGTTGCTCAACCTCGAGGATTTGATTGAAAAGTTTATGGACGTACTACCGAGTAATATAAAGATAGATTCAATTTCACAGCCATCAGTAACGCAGGTTGGACCGTCCAATGTGCTGGCCGTGGATGCGAGCGTTTACACGCAATTAGTAAAGGAGTAGGGCAGTGGCTCTAACGTACACAACAGGACATGATCTGGTCCTGACAATCAAACTGCCCTCAACTGGCACAGCTGTGACCTTTGTTGATGTTTGTGCATCAGCTACATTAACAATGGAAAATGAACAAACCGTCGTTGAAACCCTGTCAGGCCGTTCATACAAAACAACTGCTAAGAATGCAACACTCGATGTTGAGTTGTATCAGGATTGGGCATCAACATCGCCAGCATCAGTGTGTCAGGCGCTGTGGACCGCTGCAACGTCTTACCCAGATACAGCACATCTCGCGGTCTTAACCGCGGGTGGGAAAACATTCACATTTAACATTTTTCCAGCCGCTCCCCCAGTCGGTGGTGGTGCCAACGATGTTCTGACCACATCAGTATCTTTTGTAGTCGAAGATGGAACAATCACAGTCGCCTAGCAATAGAAAGGGTTTCGCATGAAACTCAAAATTGAATACATCCATGATGGGTCGGCAGGTACGGTCACCACTATCCCTGCCGACATCATCAAATGGGAACGGGTAACAAACCAAAAGTTTTCAAACCTTTGGTCCAAAGATGAACTCAACATTGGTTTGGGCGATTTGGCGGTATTCATTTGGGCCGTCCTCACCCGGCAGGTAGCAACCAACGAACCGTACGAAACATGGGTTTTACAACTCGATGAAATCACGGATTTTGGTGAACCTGAAAGCCCAAAAGCCACAGCACTGGAAGCCTCCAGCGGCTTAGGCTCGAGTACGCAACACTCGGAATAATACGGCTGGATTGGGATTCCCTCGGATGGTCAGACATTCTGACCATTAACGAGATTTTGGAGGAACAGAACCAGTGAGTGCACAGGTGGATCCAGATTCTTATTACGCGTTACTTCGAGCTCTCAAAGGTTTACCAAAAGAGGCGAATAATGAGTTGCGTTTGGAATCCCGCAAAATAGCAGAAACCATAATTAAGCCAAAATTAACAAATGCCATTTTGGGTCACGCTGGTAACTATGGTCCCAAACTGGTCAAAGCAATATCTGTATCCCGTGATCGTGTACCTAAAGTACGTATTGGTAATAATCGCAAAACCTTTAGTGGTGGAGCATCAGCCAACATTATTCGCTATGGAACTATTGTTGGTCCTTATTTTGCTCAAACACCAACTGGTCGTAATGAAAAACAGGGATGGCCGCAGAGCGTTACACCGGGCTGGACTAAAACAGCATCAAATGATTACACACCTGATGTATTTGATGCGTGGCAGAATAGTGTTGCAAACATTGTAATTAAGTGGAATCGGGGGTAATTATGGCATCGAGTTTGGGACGTTCGCTGGTCATTGGTTTATCTGCCGATACAAAAAACTTTGGTAAAAACCTATCTAAGGCTGAGAAAGATTTAGCCAGTTTCAAAAGTAGTGTCAAAAAGGTTGGCATGGCAATCACCGCCGGGTTTGCTGCTATGGGTACGGCCGCATTTGCTTTTGGTAAAGATGCTGTTCAGGCCGCTATGGACGATCAGGTTGAGCAGGTAAAACTCAAACGCACCATTGAAGCCAATGTGAAAGCGCACAAAAACATGGCCGCGGCGGTTGAAAAGTCTGTTTCAGCGATGCAAAAACAATACGGGGTTAGTGATAACAAACTTCGTAAGGGTTTTGGCAAACTAATTCTGGCCACAAAGAATGTGTCAAAGTCGCAAAAGTTGATGCGAATCTCGATGAACGTAAGCGCCGCAACGGGAAAAGACCTCGAAACGGTAACTACCGCTATCGCTAAAGCCTATGTGGGTAACAACACCGCACTAGGTAAATTGGGTTTAGGTTTCAGTAAAGCCCAATTAAAGGGCATGTCTTTCAATAAGATTCTGGATGTTATCAATAAAAAGACCGCTGGTCAGGGAGCGGCAGCTGCACAAACTTTTGCGGGTAAGGTTGGCAAATTAACTGAACGTTGGGGCGAGTTTAAAGAGGGCATTGGTTACAAACTTATGCCAATCCTGATGAACTTAATGGATTACATCCAAAAAACGGTTATGCCTAACATTGAGTCTTTTGCCGGGGCATTCACCGGTGATAAGGGTTTGAATCAGGCTATGAAAGATGGCACTGATGGGGCTTACAAATTTGGGCAGAAAGTTAAAGGCGCTATTCAATGGATGTTGGATCATAAAGACGAACTGATTAAGTGGGGCAAAGTCCTGTTGGGTTTGTTTGTTGTTGGCAAAATTACGATTTGGGTCAGTAAAGTTACCAGCGCTATTTCAACACTTATTAGCGCTTATGGTCGGTTAACTATTGCTGCGAACACCGCCAGTGCCGCTGAGCGCGGGGCTTTGGGTGGTGGATTGCTCAAAAAATTGGGACGTTTTGCTACAGGTGGAGCCGCGTTAGCAGCCGCGAGCGCATACGGGGTTTACAAAGAAAACCAAATGTTGGATAAGTCTTTTGCAAATCCTCGAGAGAACGTGATTAACATGCTGCGTCAGCGTTCAGGTTCGTTGAGCATGGTTAGACAAACCCCGGCTATTAGGGCTCAAAGGGCAAACATTGATAAAGCGTTAAACCTAGTAATCAATGTGAACGGCACATTAGATTCAGCCTCAGCTGCTAAAGAGATTGCAAAAATCTTACAAAAGTATGGCCTCACGGCTGGCAATTTGAGCACTACTGGAAAGGTAACCCCATGACCGCATTTTCACCTGATGTTTATGTAAGAGTTAATGGCAGTAGTTATCAGACCGAGGTTGATGCCAACACCATAAGCATCACAGGCGGCCGCATCTCTAACGGTTACCAGCCTGAACCAATGGTTGCGACCTTTGACATTGTGCCCACGGATTATTACGACATCAAATTGATGGAATCTGTTGAGATTCAGGTCATCGACCCTACTACCTCGAGCGCGGTAACAATTTTTTACGGCTATGTGCAGGACATTAACTACAACTTTTTTGCATATGGTAATGGGGTTGGTCAGCGACGTTACACCATCACAGCTATGGATCCGACAGCAACACTTTGGTTTGCATCATTTAACACAACCCCAACTATTAGTCAGGGAACTGCTGGGGCCCAAATTGGTCAGGCATTGTCCTATTGGGATTACGCCTCAGTTATTGGCGCGTGCTGGACGACATCACCAACATTGGTTCCATCCATTA